AGCATTAACTGGAAATAAGCCAGGTGTTGATCCATTAGGTACACTAATTGAGATTGTAGGTGACTGGCTGAGTGGTGGTGATGATGACGATAAAGACAATTCAGTGCAAGCTAAGCTAGAGCGTACGGCTCAAAAAGTAGCTGGCCAGGTAATTACAGCCGCACCTATAGCTACAGCTATAGTTAATACCGCAACAACAAAAGACGACCGCAAGAAGCTATTCGGCAAAGAGAGCAACTTAGGACGTTACGACGGTACAATACCAGTTGTTGATTTACCTCGTAAGTTGATTGACACTAAGGGTAAATTGGATGAGGCAGCTAAAGCGCGTGAAGATGGTGATGACGATAAGGCAGAAGCAAAAACTAAAGACGCTATGTACAACATCCTAGGTCAATTGCCAGCAGGTAGCCAATTAAAGAAAACTATTCAGGGTATTGCGGCAGCTCACTCTGGCGAAGTAAAAGACGGCAATGGCGAGACAAAGGTTGAGTTTGAAAAAGATAATCCATTCAATCTGGTACAAGGTGCTCTATTTGGCAAAAATGCGCTAATACCAGTACAGATTGAAGAAGGAAAGAATTCGTGGGTCAATCTATTTAAGACTGGTGGTCTAGTTGCTAACGCGTCTAATGGCTTGCAAATAAACATGCCAACCAACAATAACCCGCAACAAAAACAGGCAACGGATAATCAAATAGATCTACAAGGACTAAGCAAGAAAGAAGCCGCTTCAATTAAAAAGAAACTAAAGAAGGGCGACTATACATTCCAAGACGGATTGCTAGTAAACAAAAATGGTAACGTAGAAAAAGGTGTATACAAAAAGCTTGCTCAATCTCAAGGACAAGGTGATGAAGCATATCGCAACTGGATGAAGGCGTATGATATTGATAAAACATCAACTATTAAAAAAGAGTTCACTTCATTTAATGCGACGTTAAACAAGCTACAGAACGGTGTAGAAAAGGTAGATAAAGCTAAAACTGCTGTCAATATGATGACTGGCAAATACAAAGACTTACCAGACTGGGTAAAAGAACGCTACTATAAAGAATCTGGATATACAAAGGATCAAATTGAGTACGGTGCTATGACATCTCATAACGAAGTGAGTCTGATGGATAATTACTGGCGTCAAAAGGCTCAAGAATCGTCACATGAAGAATTAATGCAAGCACTAACCAATGGGCGACGTAAAAGTATTACTGGACAGATGTTTGCCAAGAACGGTGTCATCAATAAGTTACGTGCTGAGGGGTATATTACTAAGCAAGAAGCACGAGTACTCAATGCTGCCCAGTTTGATGTTGATGGCAATAGAATTACTAAAGAGCGGTCTGGTGGCAGTAGCCGGGGTGGATCAGTCCGTAGCCGGGGTGGTCGTGGTAGCCGGTCCACTAACTCTGGCGTTGCTTCTATAGGAATAAAAGCTGCAGCAAACATCTCATCATCAGCGCCAAGGGCTAGTCAAACGTCAGTTGGGGGCATGAGTATCAACCAGATAGGACAAAACTTGATCAATAAAATGAATACTCAAAAGCAGGTGAATACAGCCATCAAAAAATGGAACACTAAAACTAGTGGAAAAAATACACGAATACGCACTAAAAAAGCATAAATATGTTATAATAGTAAGTAAGAAAACAGCGTGACCTAAAGAACACGGAGCGTCTGGCGACAATAAGCCGGCTCCGTGTTTTTAATTTAGGAAAAACGCCATGAACACTACGCAACTTATATCGGCAGTCATGCTGAAAGCTACTGGTAAGGTGCGCAACCTACCAGAAACAGACAAGAAATACCAGAAAATACTAGGTATTGCTAACATGTATATCCCCGTATGGCAAAGTGAACCTAATGTTGATTGGCAGTCTTTATATGACCCTAATTACAATATCGGAACACTATCGACGAATCAGGAATATGAAATTGACTTTACTAAGGTTGCCAAGATAAGCAACGTATACGGCGACACTATAAAGGTCAAAAAAGACAATCAGATTAAAGAATATACTACAGTACCACCAGAGCAAGCAGGAATGTATAAAGGGCAAGACTGCTGCACTATCTCTGGTAATAAGCTGGTATTTATCGATCCTATACGAAGTGACGACCCAGTACTTGGGGGTCAAATAACAATACCTGTGTATTTACGTGCCCCACTGCTGACAAGCCCAAGCGATATGGTCCCAGTAGACAATCCAATGTGGCTAGTGGTGATGTGTGCGGCTGAATATGCTCGCAACGACATTCTTCTACAGAACCAATACGGCAATCTCATCAATGAAGCCAACCAGCTAATGGAAAAAATGATAGAGAATAATGCTAGCCAAGCTAGATATGCACCTCTAAGTATGATTCCAGGAGTGTCTGACATATGCTAAAACCCCCTAGCAATACTAAAGCACCAAAAATACAGCGGCTGTCGGTTGAGGATTGGACAAACGGCGTAGTCACTGCATTTGATGATGGTCGCTCACCGCTAAGAGGTCTAAGGTCGTCTGAGAACATGATATTGGATCAGGACTCTGTCATTACTGTGCGACATGGTACTGCTAAGTATGGTCCCCAGCCGTTAGGAACAGTCTTAGGTGAATTGGCTGAATTTCGTAGCACTACAAAAGACGGATCCGTAAACTGGCTAGCTTGTCTTCAAAGAATAAATGGCAAAACAAAGCTATGTATAGCTAAAGGTGAAGACCCAGCGTGGCAAGTTGTAGAAGGTAAAGAATATCACGAATCCGCCCGCGGTCATTTCAAGCAGATACGCAACAACCTTCTAGTTATGAATGGAGAAGATACTCTTAGCTACTTGGATATACCAACAAAGAAGATAGTAGCATTTCAGAAAATATCAGACCCAGCAAAGCCGATACTAGATAAAAACGTAGGATTAACTGGTACAGGATTTAAGGTGTTTTATGCAGTTACCTTTAACTCTACTGTTGGTGAAACCGCAGGATCACCTCTATTATCTCAAGCAATCTCTACCGACCGAGATATGTGGAACGGTGAAAAACATAACCTATCGGTCAAGCGTCCAGATAGTACAGAAGCTAAGTCATGGAATATTTATTGCGGTGTTGGTGTTGACGGAGGTGGAGAGCCTACACTTTACCGTTTAGCTGCCGCACTGCCAATGGATCAGACAGTATTCGTAGATAATGGGTCGCGTAGCCTAGACATGTCAGTGCCTCTACCAAAAGACAATAACACGGCTGGTCCAAAAGCAACACGAGCCGATGTAGTCAATGGCCGTATATGGATGACTGGCGATAAAGACAATCAATTCTATGTATGGCGTGGTGGTGATTATGGTCATGAGCTAGACTTCTCACCTGGATATGGTGGTGGATATACACCAGTAGGGAATGGTACCAAGGAAGTGCCATTTGCAGTACGACCATATCGAGATGGTAAAGGCGATCCTAAAGTAACGGTCCTGGCTAACGGTACAAACGGTACTGGTAAACGATTCTATATTACACCAACAAACATTACTTACGGTGAAGATACTATTACAGTCTGGCAAGTACAAGAAGATACTGGCGCTGACGGTACAGATAGCCCTGACGCTGTAGTCATTTACAATAACGACCTACTATATCCAAGCCGTGGTGGATTTAATACTACAGGAACTCTACCACAATTACAGAACGTCCTATCTACAAGACGAATTACCAACACTATTCAAGATGCTATTAGCAACCTAAACAGTAAAGCTATAGAAAAAGCCGTAGGTCTGGCATTTGAAGGTCGCGTGTATTGGGCGCTACCTGTTGCCGCTGACTACAACAACCAGATATGGATTTATGACACCGACCGTAGAGGTGCATGGATGAAGCCGTGGAGTATTCGTGCTGACTGGATGACATTATACAACGATAACTCAGGCATAACTCACTTCTTAATAGTTCAAGGAAACAAGATAGTCGAGTTATCTAAGGGTGCAACTACAGTCGACGATGGAAAGCCGTTTAACACTAGCGCACAAAGTGGTCAATTACGATTTGAAGAGACTGGAAGGGATTGGGCGCGTGTACTCAAGGTGGTGTTTGTACTACTCAGCCCACAGGGGCGCATTAATCTTACCGCCACTATTAAGACAGAAGACGGATTACAGACGTTTACGGAGACAAGATTTTTCGGAGCGTCTTCAAGTCGTACTGGATGGAGTGAACCCGGTGTAACATGGAGCTCTATTGGATGGAGTGAGGTGAGGGGTGTACCTGAAACATTCAACTCTGCTAGCGAAGAGGTAGAGCTAGAAGTAGATGAGGACGCTCACTGGGTGCAATACGGCTGGAGCTCATCGGATCCGGGCGTAAGCTACAGCATATCGAGAGTGGTATTTGAATACGTAAATATTGGCACGAAAGACCAAAGCTAAAGGAGGAATAACAAAATGGCAAGTGTTAGTGACAAAATTACAAAAGTAAAAGACGGCAGCAACCCTAACGTAGCGCGAGTAGTTACCCCACGACCTGCAAACTCTGATACTCTATCTGTAGATAGTTTGACTGGTTGGACTGAAGATACTGCTGTGCATTTTATGACGTATAGAGTAGACTCAACTGGTAAAGTGGTCCCGGGTAGTCAGAGAGACTGGAAGGGTATGGCAAATAAGGCTACTGGTCAGATTATTAGTTTACAAATCCTGAATAACGCAATAGATGACGGTAACTTAGTTGGAGATATCGTCCAAGCCGGTCCTACTGCAGGTTGGGCACAAGATCTAGCAGAGGCAATGCTAGAATCTCATAATACTGACGGCATATTAAAAAAGGGTGTTGTTAGTGCTGAAAATATGGCCAAGGATAGTGTTACAGCTGAATCAATCAAAGGAAAGTCTATTACAGCCGACAAGATTGACTTTACGACTATACCAATGTTTTCCGCTACTACATCTAAATGGGAAGTCCTGCCACAAAATAAGTCTACTATCGTAAAATACGATAATGTCGCCTATGACTCTGCAAAAATGTACGACACGAAGACATTCACAGCTAAAATACCTAAAGACGGTGTTTACCATATCGACGCAAGAACAGCTATAGCACAAACCGGCTTTTTCTCTCAATATACCGCATATATAAGCATATTTAAGAATGGTGAGATGATTAAAGAATCTGCCCGCACTAGAGGTGCGGATAACGACCGACACTTGCCACGACCAAGTCTATCTGTCGACTTGGTCTTAAAAAAGAATGATGAAATCGATATACGAGCCTTCTGTAGCGACCAGCGTAATTACGGTGGTGAAAGTGCAGTCAGTGAATTCAGTATGCGACTAGTAGGGATACTCTAGCCTAGTCATCCAGTTAATCTTGCCCGAAGAGAATATAAATGATAAAATAGTACCATAAATTAACAAGTGTGATCTCAAGAAACGGAAGCACATATAACGATGAAAGGCTTCCGTTTTTTATATGCCAAAATCAGATACTGAACAAAATGAAAGACTAGCTCGCTTAG